ATGAAAGTGGTGTTTCGGTGCGGCGCCTATCGGGACGACCCGGAAAAGCTGGTACTGCCGTCTGTAGTCTGGCTGTCTGGCGGTGATGAGCTTCATAACGGTTGCTCTATCGCCGTTGGGTGGTGGCATTTCGCGGCAACAGTTACGCTATTATGGAAGCGGCGCAACCCTCTCCCTGACAGCGTGAAAGGATGAATGATGGATAAGTTTATTGCCGGGTGTGCGATGAATGAAAGCTACACGGTCACCATGGACCTCGAACAGAACGGCAAATTGCTGATAGATGTTGATAACGTGGCTATCGGTTCCGATGTGTTTTTGAGTGAAACCGATCAGCGCCGCCTCTACGAATGGCTCGGCAAGGCATTGGGGAAAGAGTGATGGGTATGATTAATAAAATCGCGAAGTCGATCTACATGCACCGAAATGGGAATGGCTGTCGTCCATGGGGAAAGCTTCCAGCAGTTCACCAGATACCCTATCTTGATGACGCCGAAGCCGCCCTGTCTGCGCTCAAAGAGCCGACGAGCGAGATGATTGGTCCGGTATCAGGAAACGTTGTTGTTGGGTGCTGTATTGCTGACAAGAAGGAAATCGAGGAGATATGGGACTGGATGATCACATTGGCCGAGGAAGGTAAATGAAACTCGCCATCGCCCTCTGCCTGCTTGTCATTCCAGCATCAGCCCAGTGCTACCAGTGGCCCCTATCTGGCACACCCTACGACGGTGACACGTTCGCGGTGACTGTGCCGGGGCTGCCAGACGATCTGGCGCGGGTATCGATCAGGGTGCGCGGGGTTGATACGCCGGAGATACAAGGCGCGTGTGAGACGGAGAAACAAGCCGCAATCCGCGCGCGCGAATATACCCAAGAATGGCTTGGCAATGGCTATGAGATTTGCAGCCCGGAATGGGGCAAATACGGCGGGCGGGTTGTCGCAGACGTGACGCAGGGAGGCCGCAATCTCGCGCAAGACCTCATTGCTCGCGGGCTTGGGAGGGAATACGATGGCGGGGAACGGGAAAGATGGTGCGATTAGCCCCCGCGATCAGACTTCATCTTTCCAAGAGCCGCGCTTGCGATGTCGCCCATATGCGGGGCAGCAAAATAGAACGCCAAGATCAGCATAACAGCCGATATCATATCGTTTGCGCTGTTTCGGGCGATGATGGATAATTCGACCAGCTTGTCGTCGGCTTCGACAAATACCGCGACCATGTTTGCAAGCACTGACAGAAGATACATGCCAAGCCAAACGCCCGTGATTGCCAAGGCAATTAACCGCCGCGCCAAGTTCTGCCCGCTGGTTGCGGCCATCCAGTCAACAACCATTCTGCGGGCCTCTGTGACGCTCTTGGCGTGGTCCTCGGCTTTCTCCTCATCGGTATAAACCAGCTTGTCAAGGCTGTTGGATACGCCAGAAACGACGCTTTCCAGCGCCTTGTCCGTGCCAAACAGCTTTCCGAAAAACGAACCGATTCCGCTGAACATAATCAGCCCTCCACATAACGGTGATAGTTTTCGACAAATTCGGATTCAGTGCCCTTGCCGAGCGGCGTGTTGTAATACTGCTTCCAGTAACGGGCCATGGCCTCAATGTCCTGCGCTCCGGGCAGTGGAGCCTTAACGCGCATGTAATGAACCCGGCACATCAGGGTTGCATAGGCGATGTTGCAGGTAAGGTTGTCGACCTTACTCAATGCCGGGGAAAGGAATGCATCGACCTTGCCCTGCAGGTCAGGGCGGTAAGATAGGTAATTGTCGTAAATGTCGTTCAGCGTGGCCGGTTCCATCTGGAAGATGCCACGGGCCGGACCATTGCCAAGCTGCACGATATATTGCCCCATGCCGCTCTCTTGCGCCGCTGTGCCGAGCAAAAGGCTCTCAGCCGAGAACGACCAAAGGCCCGCTGCCTCAAGCGTTGGGCGGATGACGTTTAGTCTAAGCTGTTTTGCGTTAATCATGGCCGTTCCTTCAAGCGTTTGGCGATGTCAAAGCCCATGATCACGATGCGCCCGATCAGCAGAAGGAAGCCAAGCCAGAACATGACGTCTTGCCCTGTGAGACCACCGACAATTGTGCTGCCTCCGCCAACGCCACTGTCGTACCAAAGGGACCGGTCATGGGCTTGCTCTTTGGCTATTTCTGCGATTTGGTGAAGTGTTGTCATGCGCCCGGCCCCTTGAGCTTTGCCTCAAGTTCCTGCCAAGCGTAGCCAGAAGCGACAAGACAGCTTGCCCCTGATGGATATGTAAACAAGATGGTCCAAGTTTGCCCATCGGGCTCCTTAAGCACCTCGATCACGCCACCATTGGACGTGACGCCAACCGCAACCGGTTCTTCGGAATATTTGGCACTCAGGCTGTCGATGACTTTACTGCGATCACCGCACACCGGGTTTGCGTATGTGGCGGACGATAGCCAGAAAAAAAGGCCCGCAACCAGTGCGAACCCGAAGAACCGTTTCATGATGATGCTCCTATTGCGTTTTAAGCATGGATTTGATCTGCCCGAAATGGGCGGCGTTAGACCGTTTGAGCGTTGCGAGATCGCTTTCAAGGTCCGATATCCGCGCCAGCATTTCATCAGTCTGTGGACGGATGATGTAATTCGTTACCGTCGATGCCAGCCCTAGAACGACAAAGACGACGGTGATGATTGAGATCGTGACAGAGCGGGCAACCGCTACCCGATCCTCGGAATTGGCTTTCATGCGCGTTCTCCATATCGGGCTGAATGCGGTTAGACAGTTGTTTGTCAGCGTCCACTTGGAGCCAACGAAGGGATCGATGGAGTTTGAGTTTACGGGCCGGCCGGGTCTGATTTCACCTGTGGCGCATTCGGCAGGCAATTTCAGCAAGCCTTGCCCGCGCTTGAAAACGTACCAATGATGCCCGATAACGACTGATCGGGATACGAACCCCAGGACAAGTTCAACGCATGTTCCTGCCCATGATTTCGGGGTTTTGGTGATAAGCTGTGTTTTCAAAGGTCAGGGTTAGCAGGCCACCCAACTGTAATGTCGAAGGCCTCGACCGCCGCCGTGGTTGAAAGCGCGTCAATCTGGTTTTTCAAATATGCAGCATGCAGGGTGACGGCTTCGGAGTAATCCGTAAGGTCCGTTGTTAGGTCAACCATTTGGTCATTGGTAACGCCGAAAAACTCACGGTATATGTCTTTGAATTCTGTTCCGGCCTCTATCGTGCCTCCGCTCACATATGCGTCGAGCCCGGTGCTGTCGTAATCAACAGAAATTGAGTTTCCATTGTCTTCAACGATCATCGGGGCGCGACCGTTAAGCTCTGTTGGCCCAACAACGCCAGTGATGTAAACCCGGTCGCCAAGAGAGAATTGGTTGCCATTTGCTGTAATCACCGTTGGATTACCAAGAGTGATGGCTGAAATGTTCCGCGTCATGCTATCTGAGCTGTCGTTAGCACGAACACGTTTAACATGCGCGATACCAGCGTCTAGATTATCACATGGCAACACACGAGATAGCGTTGCGTTGTTACGCCCTGCTGCAAGTCTTTCATTACGAAGTGCCGAAATCGATTTGCGGCGCATCAATTTTGCAGTCTCCACAGGTTTTTCCGCTGGGAAATAAACTTGCGTTTCGTGTACTGTTGGCATTTAACCCTCCAAGATATTTATCTTGCCGTTGTCAAACAAAGCAGTTCCCGTAAAGGTCGTTACCCTGACTTGGCTGATAGCAGCGGAAAGGCTTTTAACGCCTGATGTTATAAGATTGACGCTTCCTGCTGCAAAGGACCCTGAGCACGCCCAAGTATTGGTTGATTCGTCTATCAAGTTAAAAATAATACACCCGTTAGCTTGGATTGACGCAGAGTTAATGAATAGACCGAAACCTGTCGTATATGATGATGCATTGTTGCTGACCCCGTTTACACTACCGACACCGACATAATCTGATGTCTCAAAGCCGCCTGAGTCACCGAGTTGAATAATTATGTCCGTAGCTGCGTTAATAGAAACAGCAGCGAAAGATAGTGTGAACCGCTTTATCCCACTGGTTAAGCTATAGTCGATAGCTGTCCCAGATGTGCTGTTTGTTGGGGTGCCTAGGACGAGGGAAGAAAGAGCCTCCCCGCTTGCTCGCTGATAATTGCGGATTTCACAAGTCGTCGTTGTACGCATATACACATCAAATGTGTCGTCTGCTGCGGTCGTGATATTCGCCGCAGTCTGCAAAACATCTAGATCGGTTGCATCGTGCGTCAAAGTAAAAGCACCATCTGCCCGACAATGATACGTAACCCCCGCAACGCCATTAAACGCGGTAATTGTCGTGGTTCCGGTAATTCCGTGCTTGAGGGTCGTGCCGAGTGTTGTTGTCGTGGCGCTGGCTGTTGTTGTTTCTGCTTGATTTACCTGCTGGATGTTGCCAGATGCAACGCCAACCGCCAGACCATCCTTTAACTGCTTGGTCGTGCTGTCCCACTGCGGAACGTTGTTTTCTGTGGTTGAGACCGGGCTAAGAACGTAATTATCAGGATCGAATGTAGCGGCCTCTGCTGCGCTATCGGCGGCAGAAGATGCACTGGCTGCTGCTGCGCTTGCAAAGCCTTGGGCCGCAGAGATTTCATCAGAGGTGGGGCCGTTCTGCAAATTACCACTTGCGCCCCAAACAAGAGATTTACCTTCATCTGGGTCAGGAATTTCCGCGCCAGAAGCGGAAGAAGTAACGGAAAACTTTGGCGTTCGGTTAAGCTTTTCCTGCAGTGCCTGGATCAACATAACCTGTCGGTCATTGGCTCGTTCTGCAACTTCGGACGGGAAGGGACCACCAAGGGGGAAAGGGGATTCCTGAACCTGTGACGGGTCGCGAATAAGGATCAGCTTTTCGCCAGATGCCGGGGTGTAATCGGTTGGGCTGGTTTCAACGGTCAAGGTTCCGGCTGATCCGGTGTTGGCCCCGGTAAGCTCGTACTCGGTGCCTTCAATCCATGGGGTTTCCGCGCCGGATGCGTCACGCAGATAGACCTTTACATCTTCATTCGCATCAAAGACGAAAACGGTGTTAAACGACGCTGTTGATCCGTCTCCGTCATAGGACTTTCTGCTGATGGTGCTGCTGAGAGTCATCAGATATCTCCAAAAGAAAAGCCGCCCCAGTTGGGAGCGGCCTTGTGTCTGTGTGTTTGGTGTTTGGTGCTTGTCTTAGTTCATCATCCCAACGATGGGATATTTCGTGCCGATAATCGGCGGGGCTTCTTCTGTTCTGCCGATCCATTGCCGCCCATCATCTGCGATGGTAACGGCGTATTTGGTTTGAATGGTCCTATCCCGTGCCAGTAACAGTGTTTCACCTGCTACAAAGCGCGGCCCGACTGCGTTGGTCGCGCAAACGACCTCCGCAATGCCCTTTTCAAGGGCGCGATCCATGAGGCGCATTAGGCTGGGTGTCCAGCGCCATCATGATTGCTGACAACGGACATTCCCGGCTTCCGACCCTTGCGGCGCGGACCGAACTGCATAACCGCCTGTCCGCTTTGCTTTGCATTGTGATCACTCACAAGCGCCCTGCCCTCGTCACGCATATACTGTGCCGCGAAATCACGCGGGAACAGCCAGACGCCGCTATGCGGGCACTTGCGCAACTCGACAGGCGGGCGTTGCTGTAATGCTTTGGTCCGCATCCGGGAGCCGATGCGACGGTTTAATCCGCCCCGGCCTTTCTGGATCGCGCCGCCTTCTTCCAGCAATTCACGGACGCTGACATATTCCAGCGCCGCGATACGACCATTGCTGCCAAGAAGCAGGTTCTGAACCCGATCAGCCAAGGCAACAACCGCCTGATCCTGCTCTTCAAGGCTTTGAACGATCAAGGACATGCCACGCTCGATGCCTGTCACCTTCTTCGCCAGCATACGGCTGATGCCATCGGTGCGGGTGATCAGTGCGCCAGCGGCTTGTTCCCGCAGCGCTGTTTCCATGGCGTTGAACTGCGCGATGTATTGTTCTTTGAACTTCGCGGCCTCTTTCCCGGTGAAGCCCATAACCAGAAATGTGAAACCATCTTTGGTCATATCGAATGTTCGAACTTTGATAGTGCTGCCGTCTGGGCGTTTAGCCTCAGATACCACCGGCGCAAAATTGCGCCGGTGGTAATCTTCGCTGCATTCCAGTTTGTCGATTGTGCGAAGTACCGTCTTATGCTGCTTGCCGAAAAACTCAGCCACATCGCGGCTGTTAGTGATCGTCTGACCGTCCTTCTCAAAAACGACCGGATCAGTTTTCTTAGTCAACAAATCGCCGTTTTTCTTGCAGTCCGGGGTTTTGCTGGACAGTTCGGTGTCATTTTGTTTATGATCGCTCATAACAATTCCTTTTGTCGGGGGTTGTTTTCTATTCAAACCCTCGGTGTTGGTGCACCGGGGGTTTTCTCTTTTGCGGTGTGGGCGGCTTCGACTGCCTCCCGGATGATTTGGGCGCGGGACGGGAAGTCGTCCCGATCCCGGCGCAAATCATCCAACTTGCGAATCAATTCTGCATTGACCCTCATTTGGAAGTTTCGTGCTTGGGTTGGTACTTCTGTCATTTTGCCTCTCGTAAATGTAATTACATGAACGATGTGAGTTTACGTCACCATGTTGCTTTGTCAAGTGTAATGACATACGTTCCTGTCAAGATTGCAAAAGGCTCGACTATGGACAAAGACAAACACTTTCAAATGCGGGTTTCACAGGACTTTTTGAACCTGCTTGACGAATTCCGCCGTGAACAAGCTGATCTGCCATCTCGCGCCGAGGCTATCCGTCGCATGGTGGTCGCTGGAAACGCTTTCCGCCCTTCTGACATTATGGTTCTTGTTGCCCTCGCCTGTTCCGCTGACAGAGGGCCGGTTGACAAAGAGATGTCTGAGCACGCCATGGCAGCAGTTGAGCGAATCACAGACCGCCTCAAGCAAACATCCATCAAGGACCGAACAATCGGCATCGAAGACATCATCAATACGGTGGGCAAAGAAAAAGGCGACCGTTAGGTCGCCTTGCATTTTTACGTTTCGGTGCAGCTACTGAACTTGCCCTTCTTCCGCCCGACGCTTCATGTCAGACAAAATTTTATTCCCTCGTATCAAGGCGTCTACCTGGCCTTCAAAATGTCCCTCTTCACATAGAAACACCTGATATCTAGCTTGAGCTATCGTCTGTGGGATGTAACAGATCATCGCCTCATCAGTGATCAAGTCGTATCTGACCCATGCGTTACTATTTGGTACAGAATAGTTGTATCTGGCAAAACTTACCCCAATCGTTAAGGCGGTAACTGCCAAGAAAAACCACAGTGCCTTCCAGAAGTTGCGACGGATCATTCGAGGCATCATACCTTACCAGTTCGGGTCCGAATTATCCCAGCTCGGAGTGCTGCCCAAGCTGTTGTCGTATATGCCTTGGTCCTGCGTCTCATTGAAGCTATTCCACTGTGATCTTGGTTGCGTTGAGAAAGGCCGAGATTCCCCAAACCGTTGGGTGGTGGTCGGAGGAAGAAGAGGGGCGCTATGATTCTGGCGATAATCCTGACGCTCCCGCTGTGATCGATCGTTATAGCTAGGACTCGGCGCGAGCAGAGATCCTCTTGTGTTCTGCGCCGATGCGTTGTTGCTCAAAGACACTAAAGCCAAAATAACCAAAGCCGGTTTCCACATTGTGGCCTCCAAAGGTCGAATTTGTACCGAGAATGTTAGTGCGATGAAGCATACATCAACCAACAGTATTAACGCAAAGTGATGGATGCAATTTATTCTCCGAAGCGGCGCTCTTCTGATTCCTGCGTCAAACCAAGCTGCCAAAGGTAAGAATGCGCCCGGCGGGCAAGCTGTATTTTCTCTTGCGGCGATCCTGATCGCTCCATTAATTCGGCCATAAGTTTTGGATCACGCGCCGCCTCAATCAGAAGATCATTGATCTTGCCGCGTGGAACCTTGTCGAAAACCTTACGGGCCGCCGAGGCGCCACGTCCAGCCGCAACAAGCGATGCGTTGCTTTGGCTTGCCATGGCACCGAACCTAGCACCAATGATGGAAGCAACCATGTCAATCAGCATGTCCGGCCCATTGCGCAGGTCATCAAGCGCGCCGACACCGGACAACGCATCAACAATGCGCTCGGCCTGATCGAAAACGACGTTAAGCCGCTCAACCTCATCTGGCTTGAAGATGCCGTTCGATTTCATGATATCGATGATTGATGGTTGGCCGGGCCTAATCGGCGCTTCCAGCGTCCGGCGGATCATGCCGATGTCAATCATGCCGGTACTGTTCTGCGTGCTGTTGCGAATGGCATAATCGAGAACCGTGGCTTTAAGCCCTTCAACACCGGAAGTGCCACCACGCTGCGCTACCTTAGCAAAACCCTCAAGGGTGTGAACCGGGGCACCTCCAGACGTAATGGCACGACTAAGCGCATCAACCGGGTTTTCCATCTTGAGCAACCGCGAGAACGCGGATCGCTGTTCAATGGCGCGACTGGCACCTGTCGTCGCCCGCTCTACACCCTTCAAAACGCCCGAACTGGTCGCTGCGGATTGAAGGTCCATTTTCGCCTGCGGGAACCGATCCAGAACAGCGCCATTGTCCCGAATGAACTTAGATAGCCGCTTTGCGTTGACCATTCCGGTTTGCGGGTCAATGGCATCCGATGCAGCGATACGGAGCATACGCTCCTGCGCATCGATCATTTCACCCATGGCAAGCTCGGCATCCGGGTTTGACATGTTCATATCCGGGATGAACCGTGTGGCACGTTCCAACTCGTCCATGCGCATCGCGGTTGCTTCCGGGCCTCCGGCAAAGACACGACGCACCAGAAGCTCAGGCGGGATGCGATCCGCACCGCTGCGGCTGGACGCCGTTGCCGAACCGGCAAAGGTACGGCGGAAGGTTTCATTAAGCTGTCGGCTAAAGACACGGGCATCCGTGACGGTCTGGGCAACATCGTCACCAAGGCCCGAAAGGTCATCAAGTGCAGCCTCGGCCATCTTTCCGTAAATACGGGCATCATTGAATTCTTGCTTTGCATCAGCTTCACGGGCCAGTGCTAGAGCACGGGACCGGAACCGAAGCAGTTCAGCAACGTTGGTGCGGCCCTGCCCCTCGCGCATACGGTCAACAAATCCTTCAACGATCTTCGGTAATGGTTCTTCCGGTAGTAAACCTGCTCGAATATCGTCGAATGTGGTAATGACATTCCCGGCGTTTGCCTTTTTATCGACCGGGATACGCCCCCAAAGCTCGTTCTCAACCTTACGCGCCTCTGACAGCACTGTTTCAACAGAGTTTCGCGCAGTTCGGCCAAGTTCGGCCCGCGCCGCCGGGGTGTCTTTGGTGATCTTCTCGGCGGCATCAAGGGCTTCGCGTTTGGCATCGTCAAGGCGCGATGACAAAAGACCGCCAAAATACCGTTCACGCAATTGTGCCGCTGCCCGCAAGGCTTCGGGATCTCCAGTATTACGCAACACCGTGATCATGTTGCCGATGTCTTTAAGGCCCTGCTCGGCGGCTTTTTTCGCATCCGAACTGAACTTGGCGTTATTTTCCGCCAGCTTCTTTTCGATAGCGATCAGGGCTGGTGAGCCGGTCTTTTGCGCTGCCGTCAAATCACCGACGCCGGGCAGGCCCGATTCACGCAAGGCAATGGTAAGTTGCTCCGGGTCTTCGCCAAAGTCGCGGACAATGTCTTGCAGGATGCGACCGGCCTGTGTCTGTCTCGCGCCGGGCGCAAAGCTGCCCACGGCGCGGCGCACCGTATCCGCGCCGGTTCGTGCCATCCCGATGGTCAGAGAAACAGGGCTCGCCACACCGGCCACAATCTCGGAACCAATACGAAGCGCCGTGTTGCCGGGGTAATAGTTTTCAGCCACGCCAGATGCCACGGCAGAAGAACCAAGCGCAGACAGTTCCGCCGCACTAAATGCCGCCGGGGACCGACCCGCGCTTTCAATGATCTTGTTAACCCATCCGCCCACCATCGACGGCGCAAGCCGCGCCCCGGCCTGCGCCGCTGCCAACGGTGCTGCGGCGAACGGCACACCGCCCCCGATGACTTCCCCGCCAAAGGCATAGGGCCGCAATTCAGGCGAGATGTCGTTAATATCAGAATAGGACATCGGTTCAGACGCACCGGGAAGCGTAACGCGGGACGCCTGATCGCGTGCCTCTGATCCGGCCATGTACCCGGCGATGCCGCCAATCGCTGCACCGGTAGGTATAGATAAGGCCGAGAACGGAGGCGGAACCGCCGCGCCAATTGCCGCACCCGTCGCCATACCGGCCAGCGTGCCGCCACCTTCAAGCATAGAGCCAGTAGCGCCACGCCCAACCGTCGCGGCCTTGTCGGCAAAGCTTGTTGTGGCGTCTTGGTCTTGCTCCCACGGCGTATTGCTGTTTGGCGCTTGCGGTGCGGTTCCTGCGGTCTCACCCTGCCCTTCTGGCGCAACAGACGCAAAGGCATCCTGTTCCGTTGCACCGCCGCCGATCATATTACCATCGACATACGCACCATATCCGCCGGTATCAAGCGGGCGCACTTCGACGGCAGGCGACGGGGATGTTTCAGGTGCCATTGCGGACGGTACAGCACCGTCGTCACCGACAGCCGCGTCATTTTCCCATGGCGAATTACTCGGCATTCGCTGGTCCCTTCGTTCGAATTACGCCGTTCGGGTCAACATATTGCTGACCTTCCGGGATGCTTTCCCATTCCTGCGCCGTGCTAATGCGCGGCGGAACACCAAGATTCTGCCGGAAATTGACAACCGCATTCAGGATGTTCATTGCGCCGATACGCTCTTCACGCCCGACATTCGGGTTGTTGGCCGTTTTGAAGGCAAATTGCGCACGCTTCTGTAGGGCTTCGTCCAAACCGATCAAACGGTTGCGATAGGCGGTCGGGTTATCAAAAACACTGCCATCAATGCTGACTTCGTTCTCAATTGCCTGACGTTCGCCCTCGGCATAGCGCGGGTTGTTTTGCAGAACCTTGATAAGGTCGCGCGAAAGATTGGTGACATAGGTCTTGGCCTGCGTGATCTCGGCATTACCAAGGTTTTCCCCGATTTCAGGGATGCGTCCAGCTGCGTCAATGACCGCCGGGCCAACACCAGTAACTTTATCGGCCATGTTCCAGACAGTTTGATCTGGATTACTGGATTGAAGTTCGGTGGGAAGATCACTTGCGGCGGCGCTATTCATGCCTTGGCGCGCACGATCTGCCATTGTCTCCCCGCCTGGACGAATCAGTGCGCCGTTATTGATGTCCCATCGGTAGCCGCGCTGCTTAAGCGCATCATCAACGTGCGGCGGCAAAATAGGCTGGGTGATTGATCCAGTATCCGGGTCACGCTGAGGTGTCATAAAGGCAACGACAGAGCTTTCAAAGTTGCGCTCTTCCTCTGGCGTCATCATGCCGCGTGCGAAGCCTTCGCTGCCATTGGTCAGGTTGGCAAGCGCAACACCAGACATGCCTTTGCCAAAGCTGAACCCGCCGGGATCAACATCAGCACCGGCCATTTTCTGGACTTCCTCTTCAGTTGCCGGGCGGCCAATCACACTTTCGAATTGTCCTACTTTGTCGGACAACGTTACGGCATTGCTCCCACCCACCCCTGCCAGCTTGAGGCGCTCCTGTGCGGTTGGGGCGCGTCCTGTGATCTGCTCAAACTCACGCAGTTTTGCCAGCCCTGCCTGATCCGCCTTTGCCAAGGCCTGCCGCTGCGTTGCGACCCGCGTTCTGATCTGGCGTGCGGTTCCCGCATCAAGGCTCTCCAACACGCCCGGTATAGAAAGAATTTTTTCTACCCCATCAATATCCCCTCGATCCAATAGCGCGGTAGCCGTGCTCTTTGCCAATTCTTGCCGTCCGGCCTCTCTCGCCACCAACAGCCCATCCTCAGTCATTGCCGGGGCAAGGTCGGACAAGCTAGCATCAAATTCATTCATAATGGCAGGGAGCTGAGACGGGTCCTTATAAGCCGCATCAGCAAAACCACGAACTGATGACATGACTTGCTGGTCTACCAGTTTGCGCCCAGCCATAAGGTGCTCGACGGCAGCGGTATCAATGGCCCCTGCCTGAACGTTCTCTAAGGACGCCGTGAGTTTGGCTTTTGCGTCAGGGCTGCCCGACCAGTTTTCGAGAATGTTTCTCTGCTGCTCCTGTATCTTTTCCCCGAATGTTTTTGATACATTTGGATCGGAAAAATCCTCCTCTGTCGTTAGACGCCTAAGCTCAGAATTAGCAAAAGTTTTATACTCATTCACCGACCTGACGATATTGACCGTATCCGTTCTGTTTTGAATACGATTGGTTGCGTCGTTCAGAGCTTGACCTGCCGCAATGAACCCTGCTGCGGTACCACTGGTCTGCGGAACCCTGACACCCGGATCGCGGCGAACATTTGCAGTCGGGACATTAACCGATGTTGGTAGTTTTGCCATTCGTCTATCTCACTTTATCCAAATGCTTGAGCCCCGCCCGAAAGCAGAGATGCGCCAGCTTTATATTGACCCGATGCAGCTGCAGCCGACCCGGATGAACGGGTAAGCCCTGCTTGCTGGCGAAGACGGTCTGCAACCATGCTGCCACCACTTCTGATTTTGGCGGCTTCGCGCTCGGCCTGATCAATCAGGCCCATGGTGCCGATCAACGCGCTACCAGAACCGACCTCAACACCGGAGCCCGCAAGAGATGCGCGACGGGACGCAACAATTGCGCTTGCACGTCTGCGGTAATCTTCTTCTTCCTGCTTGGAGGCATCACGTTCCTGTTCTGCCTGTTCTTCATAGATCTGCGCCTGACGTTCGGCCTGCTTTTCCTGCTGTTGGCCTTCTTCGTATTGGCCGTATGCCGTAATGGCGGCTGATGCCGCTGTCGCTATCGCGGTAAATGCCATAGTACGACCCTCAAACTTTCTTCATGTAAATGCGTTCGATTGCGGTGTATCCAAGGCGCTCGAACAAGGCACCGACATCGTGACTGATTTTGACTTTGGAGACGACGGTATTGACGCCCTTGTTGATCAGGTGCGTTTCCGCTGTTTTCAGCAGTCTCGCGCCGACCATTCCTTTGCGGTATTCAGGCGCCAACCAGAAGATGTCAGTCTCGCCAACGATTACGCTTCGGTAATGCAGGTTCGGCATAATGAAATAAGCGGCATATCCTATCAGATCGCCACCATCGCGCGCCGTGGTGATATGCAGCATACCTATCGAGCTGATCTGCTTGTAGCGCTCGATATCAGGGTCAAGAGGAACAGTGTCCTTGTTAAGTGCGATTTCTTCCCAGTGACGACGCAAAAGCGGCATCGCCTCATCAATGACATCTTCGAACCGCTCGTCATGAAACGTGATCATTGTGCAACCTTTGCATACAGGGATTCATCTGATTGGCCGAATAGACCGCTGCAGCGCATAACCGACGCCTCGCATCGAAATCCAAGAGCCCTCATCCATCGGTGCCCTTCGGCATGATCAACGGAAACCGTCGCTTCGATACGCTTCAGGTTCGCGCCAAATTCTGCCAAAAGCCCGACAACCGTTCTGTGGGCCGTTATGAACTCACCGGGATTAAGTGTGGCGATTACGGTCCATACGATCCCCTTCCAAGGCTGAACCAGCGCAGACGGCCCCTCCACTTCCAGCAGGCCACAGCAAAGCAAGACCCGCCCATCACTGGCGACAAGGCTTCTTGCTGGGCCAGCTGCGTGATAGTACCGGCCAAGATCAGCGCGATATGGCGATAGGTTCTGCTGTGCGGGCTGGATATCAATTTCCATCAGGTGCGATGGCAGAAACGGAACAACCTGTGTCATGAATTTTTCAGGTCAACGTCATAAGCCATCGCCGCCATCACAAACGGGACTGGCGCACTGCTCTGGATACAGATCCGAGGGTCGCGCAACCAATCACTTTCAAGCTTGTACGGATCAGGCGGTTCGCCTTCAAAGAAGGGTGCGGCACTATCCATCGGGTCTGCAATAACCCGGAAGTCATATTCCTTCATGTCAGTGAAATCTGAACCGATCTCGAAGACGTGGGCAATCTCAAGCACAAAGTAGATATCAACGATCTTCTTGTACTTGCCGACATATGTTCCTGCGGGATTTCCTGCCTCCAGTTTGATGGTCTGCAAGCGATAGCGATACGGGATGCCGATTTGGACCGTGGAATATTCGCCATCAAGAGTGATCTCGCCACCTGTTACTGTCCGCACCGGGTGAATAGAACCATCCGCAAGCACCCCTACCGTCTCGCCTTCTAAGTGACCAAGCCCGGTGATCGTGTCCGTGGCGGCACTGTCATAGGTGATCAGGCTATCACTGTAATAAGCATCTTCCTGATCGTCTTCTTCGCGGTCCCAGTCCTTCTCGAAAAACTCGATATATCGTTTTGTTCCGCCATCAATCGTACGCTTGCAGACGGTCCAGACTTCATCGCGACCAAGTGATGACTTGAACTGTCCCGCGCCATCTGCACCGGGGATAGAGCAAACGCTTTCAAAGGCTGCATTTGTTCCACCTGCAACGATACGGGCCCACGCGACAACCGCTTCTTCCCGGCGATATGTCATCACCGCGATCTGCCCGTCACCACGCACGGCATAAGATACGCTGTCAGGCTCCTGCGCATAGGTAATCTGGGTGAAGCCTGACTTGGTAATGTGCTTCGCCAGACGGGTCATGTATTGACCCACATTGCCATCGGCCTCGAAGCTGTAGCCAAACTCCATAACACTGCGGTTTGCCCGCTGGACGAACAGAAGAACATGGCCGACTTCAATCGGCTTGATCCGGGCTGATCCGTAGCTGGTCTGACGAGTGATCGAGATATCATTCGGGGTTATCGACACGCCGTCGCTTTCGGCAATCCATTCCTTGCCACGGGTACCGATTGCCAAGGTGTCGCCAAGGCCGACCATCCACTCGATATCGTTTACTGCTTCAGAGCTGATCGTGTAAATGATCGCGTCGTCATCTTCGACGGTGCCTGATCCGTTATCTTCTTGGAAGTTGGTGTAATCGGCGACTTGGCTTGCCCAGACGGTTTGCACCTCTGAAATACTACGTGCGGTATAAAGGCGCTGCTGGAAGATCGTCCCGACACCCGGCCACCCAGTTGTTTCAGACCACGCGCCAAGCTTCCAGTCTGCTTGCGCTGTGGCGGCGCCAAAATCACGTTTCACATCTGCTGTGACGGACGTTGTGCTGCCAACAGCCGTAATTTGGGCATAGCCCCACGTCGTGCTGTGCTTGATCCTGATGAAGCGCCCAACATCGGTTGACAGGAACCCTTGTCCGCCGTTGATGCCGGTTGTTGCGGACGCGGCAATCGTGATCCCTGTGCCGGTCGCAGCGGACGGGTTAAGCGTGGTCGTTGTCGCGTTAAGCTTCTGGTACGGCCCGTCAAGGAATTCAACCTCGGTCAGCGTCCAGTTGGTATTACCCATCCGCGCAAGCTGTCGAGGCGCATAGTCGTTATGGAAGATGTAAGCCAGATCGCCATTTTGAACGAACCGGAGATCAAGCAGGTCCTCTTCCTGGTACGGTGTAGCAATCTCATAAATAGCCCCGGTCTGCGCATACCAGAGATCATTACCGAGATCGGTCGCGAAGGTGCCAGAAGTGTGGTCAGCAAGGCAATAGTACGTCACCGTGCTTTCTGTTACCAGATCACCGGCAACATAGGCCGTTGATGTCTGCCACGCCGCAACACCTGATGTCTCGATGCGACCTTGGAAGCGGTAGAACCTGATATATTCCTCGCCCACCTCCATGACATAGCTGAAATCAACACCGCTGTTGAACGGAATAACAATGACGGATTTGCTGCTGTCTTTGGCTTCGGCCACGAACCGCGTCCCGGCGCGGCGGATAATCCCACCCTCGGCAAGCGGTATCATGTTTTCAATAATCGCAGACCCGTTGCGATATTTCTCGAAATCGACACGACCATAAAGGCGCGGCGAAAGCTCACCGGCATTAAAGGCTGTTCTGATCGGGGAGGATTTAACCATTAACGCGATCCCCAGCGACGACCAATCCAAGACCCCGTAGCCAGTTGTCCCGGATCGTCACCAAGTGCGTCTGTGCTTCTGGCGCGTCTGATCTTGCGCTCCATGTCTGGCAGCAGGCGATCACGCAATGAACTGTTGTCGCTCAGCGCGATACTGCCTTCAACGGCAAGCATGTGAGACAGGGCGGCGCGGAAATCAGGCGGCATCTGGTTTGGATCGGTGACGCGGCGAATGTAGCTCATCCAGACGTTTTCGGCGTTCGTCTCGATATCCATGCCGACGACCTTGTAGGTGAACGAACCGAGGCCGCTGTCATTATCGAAAACGGCCTCGGTTTTGATCCAGTCGGCAGGCATGGCATAGCTGTAATTGAAGCCAAACACGGGTGCTGTGGTGTTCCGCGCCAGCTTGATCCGGGATGCTGCAAAGCTCCAGTTATGCTGGCGCAGCAATTCATCACGGACATCATCGTAACGCGCAGCAACAAAGTTCGCCGCTGGCGTGCCTTGGGTAAAGGAAGAGATCACCTTTTCCCCGAGAAGGATCAGGGCAAGGTTTGCGATACCGACTTTTGATGCCATGACGCGGCTCCGTTACTTCTTCTTCGGCGGGATGGGCGCATTGCCCTTGGCAATTTCATTTGCCTGCTCTTCATCGCCGACCTTGCAAACGATCTTGCCCGCAGCGCGAACGGTGAAGCCTTGCTCGGCATCGCCATGGACCTTGCCTGCTGCTTCGACATAGCGAAGTTCTTCGGGCTGTATCGCCTCGTCTGCTGGTTTTGGTGCCGGGATTTTCAAGGTCTCGCCGATCTGTTTCAGCTCAACCTCGCGGGTCTTTTCGTTGATCGCCACGACCGCCACGCGAGCGACTTCGCGCAGGCGATCACCCCGGATGCAGGCCAGGCGGATTTCGTCACCGGGAAGAAGTGCCGCCGCTTCGGATGCGAAATACATTGGGTCAAGCATGTGTTCGATTTCGCACTGGCCCTTGTGGACCCATCCACGGCAAAACGGTACGGGTTCGGTAATAGCAAGCGTTCCCGGTTTCGCACGATGGCGAACGGTGTTCTGTTCAGTCATTTCAATGTCCTGTGGTTAGACCCAGTGAACAGCGATCCAAGGATGATTGCGCTGCACTTCGGGCTGAGAGGGGTCAGACGCCCCGTGGAAGAAGACGATCCGCGCACCTTCTGGTGCGTCGGTAATCGTCGGGGAACGTTACTGCGCTGCCTCAGACGAGAACAGGCGGGGCCGAAACCCCGCCTGCATTCATCAGTTGAAGGCATAGACCAGTGCGACCTGCATCGTGCCGGATGAAGGCAGGGCAGCAGTGCCGACCGTTGCAATAACGGTTTCTTCCGCCGTAAGGCCGGAATGCAATGCCGCAGCCTTGCCGAACACAGCCGGGGCATCGGTTGAGGTATGCACCGTGGCGGCCTTGTATTTCGCGGCAGTGCCGCTAATACCGATTGATACCGTTGCCGTACCTGTGCTGGTGCCGGTGGTCAGAACGCCATACAGAACAACCGCCCCTTTGGGGAGGCGGCCAATTTCGATGGTGTCGCCGCTTGCCTGTGAGGCGAACGTGATCGTTTCCGCAAAGACGCGGACGGTCCCGTCAACGAAACCGGGATCCGGCGTGGTCCCTGCATCAAGTTTCGTCATCTGGGCTGCAAGAGTATTAGCCATTTTTCCGCCCTCCTTACGTGATTGAAATGGCAGTGGTATCGTCAGCCGTGCCACGAATGACACCGGCATCTTCGATAAGAACCGAACCACCGGACATCATGTTGTTGACGAAGTGCGAAACACGGTCGCCATGCCAAGTGATGTCAGCAGTGATTTCCTGACCGCTGGCATAGCCAATGGCAGTCTGGTGGTAGACAAAGTTATCTGCGGTAGCAGTGCCTTTGCCCGGAAGACCGGTGTGCATCATCCAGTAGATGCCGTTCCAGTACTTCATGCGGGTGTTCGAGGCCGGACCATCCTTAAACGGAAGGTTGTCGTTCCCGACATATTCAGACGAAGAAAATTCCTCGACCGTCATCGCACGGGACCACGAACGCGGGGTCAGCAGCCCAAACGCCATGCCGTCGTTCGACACGTCATTGGCCCAAAGACCTTCAGCCATTTCGATCAGGGCGTTACGCACCGCAGCAGCGGACGTAACGGTCCAGGTAACGGTGGTCTGGGTCGTGGTATCGAACTGCTCGATGATCTGCTCATCGATCTTGCGGCCAAGAGCGTTAGCACCGCCACGGGCCAGAGCTTCGCGCTCGTTGATCGAAATCTTGTTTTCATCAAGCTTGTCAACCCAATCACCGGCATAGAAGTCAACAAGTGTTGCTTCCAGTGCGTTGTGGGTCTGGTTCATCGGGGTAACGGTGCCGTGACGGGCTTTGGTCGTCGCGGTGCCGGTGCCGATGCGATAGAAGGTGTGGGACGAGCCAACAACATTCGGCTCGTAGCGAACGGTATTCAGCAGCAAGGAACCCATGCGCTGAAATTCATCCTTCACGTCATCCTCATAGGACTTCACAAAGGCAGCAGTAATTGAAGTGCTCATGGTAAATCACCCTCGTTGAGCGTTGTTCGAGAGCGATCCGTCCGGTAGCCAGATACACATGCAAGGGTAGCCGCCAAAGCGGGGCCTTGCATGACGTTTCCGGGGCTTCTGGATGCTTGGATAAATGGTCTGGGTGTCGGGGCCGTTTCCGGGTAGCCGACGGTTAAAAATGACCTAACAAATAAGTCCCTGTCGCGGCGACCGCCAAGGAAAGCAGCACACAAGCCCACAGGGTTTCGGGGTTATATCAAGCGGACACCACCGACTATGCGCCACCGTGCCCTATCCCGAAGGCCCCGGCACGCAGGGATCAGCTTGTTCTCCATCTGAGGTTTCGACTTGATGTTGGCGCGGGCGTTTTCTTCCTGTGGTGCCGTATAATTGCCGCGGTCCCAACCACCGCACATGGCGTTGTCATTTCCTTGGGCGGGTCAGACAATTTCCCGTCTTCCGGATAGGAAAGTTCAAGAACGATTTCATCAATTACAAGATGTTGCTGGACACAAGACGCGGCAATCGCCACATCGATCTGGTTCTTGGCGTCTTCGAGTGCGGCGTCATCGCCTTCTTCAATCCAGACAGCTGCTTGTATGGAACTCAATGCAGCTTCCTGATGTCTCGTTCGATGGTTTCAGGTCCGATGCGATTAATGATCTCATCGCACTTGGCGTCCGTCAGCGGAGGTTCACCGGGACAAGCCGCCCTGTGCGCCCTTCGTGTGGCCTGACGTAATGCAATCAGGTCTTTGGGTTCAAGGTCGTTTGTAATCCCGGTTTCGACTTTCACCGCCCTTGGTTTGCGATATAGAACGTCAGCAACGCCATAGACCATGACAGGGTTTTCGATAGCCTTCGGTGGCTCCGGCGCCCTGTCATCACCCGGTCGAAGGATGCTCCATGTCACCTCACCAAGAACGATGCCATGATGTTCTTCGGAACGCTTGAACGCAACCCCCATAAAATCCTTGGCGAACTGAATAACCTGCGGATTTTCACCGCTGATCCAGTCCGCCAGTTCGAATTGTTCGCGGTCAGACATTACACGCTCCGATTACCGGACCCGACAATTGGCTGATTACCTTCTGAGCGTTTGTAGGCATCCATCAGCTTCTTATCAATTTCGGCAGCTTGCTGATGGCGACCGGAACGCTGCGCTTCGGAACGCTTCTGACGCAGTGACTTGATTTCTTCCTGAACCGTTTCGCGGTCCATTTCAGAAATGCCGATACGGTCTTCGCCCATCTCGCGCCCAAGGGCTGAAAACAGGCGCACCATATCCGGGTTATCCAGAAGATAGTTGCCGTGCTCTGTCTTGATCTGAAGAAGGTCATCAACAGAAACCCCCGCCATTTCCGCAGCAGATTTCAGACCGCGATTGCCGAAGTCCTGATTTTTCGCGAACTCATCACCGGGCCAGTCTTTCTTAAGCTCGGCCTGCTTTTCCGCGACATAGGCGTCATTGGCCTTTTTCTCGGCTTCTGCGACTTGGGTTTTATGGTTGTTCCACCACTCGGTGATTCCCTTGGCCTGATCGTTGTTCAGGTTCAGTGAATGGAACGTCTTCTGCACTTCGTCGCGGAATTTCTTGTCGTATTCCGTCTGCTCATACCCTTCCGGTACCGGCATGTCGTACTTGTCCGGCGCGTCAGGAACACCAATGCGCTTGCGGTAGGCTGCAACATCTTCGCCGCTCGCATCCTTACCTGGCTGAACAATAGCGTTGGACAGCTTCTTGCGCATTTCAGCGACAGAGCGCAGCGCATCTTCTGGCGCGTTGAACCGGTCAGCTTGCTTGCGCAAGTCAGGGTCGGTGATCGCATCACGCCAAGACGCGGCTGCCGCCTGTTGCCCTTCCCCACCAGCCGGAGTATCACCTGCACCACCTGCTGGCTGTCCACCGTCTGTGTTGGCGCCAGTGCCGGCACCTTCACCGCCACCGGCCCCGCCGTCGCCTTCACCACCTGCGCCACCTTCATCAGGAGCAAAGCAGATGCGCGGGGCACCTAGGCCGGTCCAATCGCCAAACATCAAACGGGCTGCACCCGATTTCAGAATATCAGTCATTTCGCGTCCTTTGTTTTGGTCAGAGAAAGTTTAGGTTCGTGGTTGAGGGTGTGAAGGATGCGCAGCGCAATGTTGCGCTCCCCTTCCCGGAATGCTGTGTGATGGCTGTCATGATTGCCGTGGCTGGGGTGATACATGTGACAGATCGTTAGTATCTCGTTCAGCACCTTGCGGCCTTCGTCGGTGTCATGCAGTACACGACGAAACAGGCGGTAACGCTCCATAGCATCGATCTTTGGTGTCGCCCCGATAGTTGCCAGCAGCCGGTTAAGTGATAGTGCGCGTTGCTTGCGGCGACGGATCACGGCAGATACAAAAAAAGCAGCTATAAAAGCTGCTGCAACGATCAAGCCGGTTACGGCGATTTCCGGCCCGTACTTGTCTATCACTGCGCGCCCCCGGCCATCTGTTCCATAAGCTGATCAGGAACCTTTGCTGCAACATCAGCGGTACGTTCAACCATCTGCGCTGCCTGCTCGGCCTGCTGCTGCTTCTGTCGCGATTGTCTGATCTGCGCCACACTGTCAGCACTGCGGCGAACCTCCATCGGGACACCGCGACTATCAGCTTGGAACTTGGCATACCCATCAGGGTCAACGTTATCCAGAACCGAAGGATCGTACTTCGAAACCTCGGCCAGTTCTTGCATCCACATCGATGCCGCCATTGACTCGATCTGCTGCTTTGCACGACGGACCGGGCTGTCATACTCGAATACGACGTTACGACCGCCAAGCGATTCAGGAATCGGCGGGAACTGACCGGCGCGAAGCATGATCCCGAAGACGCGCTCAATCATCAGGCCAGTGTAATCAACCTCAAGTCGCCCATACACCGCGCCGATCTCGCGGATGAACTGCTCTTTGCGTTCGATCACTTCGGTTGCGGTCATCTGCGGCCCGTCGGTCGGCAGATTAAACACGTTGCGGAAATAGGCGTTAAAGATTTGATCCCGGATGCTGTTCTGGATTTCCAGCGTCAGCGGCATATTTGCCCCGGTCGGCAATGAGAAGATCGGATTGCCACCCATGGAACGGGCCAGCTCTGCGTCATAGTACCCGATACCACCCGGCGCAGTCTGCCCCGGCGAGATCATACCGTCATCAGGGAACATCAGCGCCGGATCGGCGGCACGCTGACCGGCAACCAGAAGTGTCTCGCCAACGGCCTGCAACGTGTTGCTATCCGGCAGCGCAATCATGCCGGGGCTGCGGCCATAGATTTCACCAGAAGCCGTATCCCATCGCGGCACGATAAACGGGAACTCGTGGAACCCGCTTTCGCGCACGATCTCTTTGCTATCTTCCTCGATCCAGACCGACGCAAAAGGCATGTCGGATGCCAGCTTTGCGTTGTTCTTGTAGTCATCACGTGGATAGACACACTGGACGTAATTGACCTTTTTGTCTGGTTGACCATCTTTGATGGCCTTCTTGGTCACGCTGCCCGCGTCATTCGGGAACCGCTGCATCGCCTGTCGTGCGGTCCAGTGATAATCGCAAAAGACCTGATCAACGGCCCCGTCTTCGGCAATGCCGATGTAAACATCCTTTAGGTGCTGTGACCGAAACATCAGGCGCGATTGTGTGGGGTGCTCCCCGATATACAGAACGCCAGTACCGAACACGACAAGATCAAGATCGGTTTCACCCGTCGCCTGCAGGAACCGCGCCCGTGGGTTCATGATCGCGGAATACATGATCTCGCGAACTTGCTCCAGCCAGCGCATTGCTTCTTCGTCAGCGTCCTCGACGCCTTCCGATGTCTTGACAAAGAACATCTTCTCCGAGCGCAACATGGACCCGATGGCATTAGCAAGGCTACGTGCAGCCTGCATCGGAACACCATCAAAGATGTCCTCGGTGCGTTCCTCCCCCGGTGATTCGTTTGACACGAACCCGCGACGGGTCGGCAACATGACGCGGCTCAGCTCATCCCAGTGGGATTCCCATGAAGCACGGTCACTCTTGCGCTTTTCCCGTGCCTTCAGGAGAACTTCGGCATTTGCATTTGCCATTATTGATTAACCCAAGGTCTGCGCACCAGCGCGGCTGATTGTGCCGCCTAGCGCGTCATCTGTACGTGGAGCAAGGATCGATGCGCCAGAAGCCTGACGGCGGCGACGGGCCAACTCTTCGTCATCCTCCCCGAAATCGGCTTGGTCGCTCTGCGCGTCCTGTGCTGCTTTTGCCTGACGCTGGGCTTCCTCGGCCTGACGTTTGGCCTCATCGATTTCATCGGACTGGTCAAAGATGCCAATCGGGTCCGCAATCTTTTTGGCAAAACCGCCCATTACCGTCTCCATTTCAGGGTGTTTGTCTGCATTGCAGTGCTTGGGTGCTTCGGCGGTGTCTTCTTGTTCATCGCCGGGAAAAGCTCAGTAAAAAGCCAGACCAAGGCGTCAACCCTGTCTGGCGAATTCTCACCTTCGTAACCAGCCGCCGTCATAAGGCACATCTGGCTTTCAAGTTCGGGGTATGTCCCCACATGGGATATGCGGCCCATGGCGTATTGTGCGGCGATTGGCTCGGCTCTTACATGCTTGCCGCGTGAAGCTCTGACCTCAATGATTGGCAGGTTTGGTCGAACCGTCTTCAAGGTCTGGCGCACCATGTCGCCGCCTTGGTTAACCTCGATTACAACAGCATCGGCCTGATGAAGGTCAAAGGCAGCAACCGCACGTTCGGCCCACTTCATCGGGCCACCGTGGCAGCTCACATCGTCAAGCAGGTAGCCGCGCTTATCGGCACCAACACCACCAACCATGATGCCGTGCTCATCTGATCCTGCGTTATTGGTCACGGCAGGGTCGACCGACACCAGAATACGGCTTAGTTCAGGTGCTTCGGAGCGTCGGTTATCGCCAATCATCTGACGGTTCCAGATCGCACCAAGTGCCGTTGGTTCGTAGTCGCCATCCCAGATATGGGAATAGCGATCCGGCTTCATCTTGTAGTCATGCAGGCGTTCTAGTTCGAGAACATCCGGGAACCATGGGTTATCTCGATAATTGGCTTGAACAACGATTGAGCTTTCAGGAAGATTGCCCCCCCTCAGCAGCCTATCAACCGCGTCTGACGCTAGCCTCGGGTTCCAGCCAAACCACAACTCGGACTCAAGCCCTCGTGTCTTGTCTTCCCAGCGGATCGTTGGGCGGAGCATTTCAAGCGATCGCTCAGTGATCGTTTGCGCTTCTTCGCCCCAAGCCCTGTGAAACCCTTCATAGGACTTCACGCTTTCCGACGTATGATCCTGCATCCCGGTGAAGGCGATAACCCCGTCTTTCGGGGTTTCAATCACATCCTTGTAAACCCTAAAGCCATCAGCTTCACCGAGCCCAAAGTCGCGGATCTTCTTTTCCAGAAGGTACTTGACCGATTCCTTGAGTGACTTCTGAACCTCGCGATAGCAGAGAAGTCGCAACCCCTCTCCCGAGATGCCGGGCCACGACAATGATTCTTCGACAGCATGCTCACCAAAGAAGTGTGACTTTCCCGAACCCCTTCCGCCATGAGCACCCTTAAACCGCGCTGGCTCGAGCAGGGGCATAAAGACCCTTGCCGTCTGAATGTCGAGTACGGTCATTTTTCTGCTTTAGGATCAACAACGGTACGTCTGATTTCTGTAACGGTGATCTCCGTCTTTTCAGGTGCAAACAAACCAAGATGCTTACAAAGCTTTTCGAGCGCCTGACCTTTATCCCAGCGCTTGATCTTGGAGACGTGCTCTACAGAGCCTTCTCCTGCTGATGTGGTGACAACCTCGACCGCTGCTACAGCCGCCGCAGCTTCCGCAGACCATTCATTGGGCCGCAACAAGCAGCCATCATCGTCAAACACATCGCGAGGGTCGCTGAATGCCAGATAGGCGATCTCTTTGAGAACACGCTCTTGCGTTACCTCGAACCGTGCGGCCATCTGTGCACGCTTCTTGTCCAGGGCCTTCACGATATGCGGACGACGCAGCACTTCGTAAGCAACACGGTCTGCGCATTTCGTGGCGCCGCCTGCCTTGCGCCACGCTTCCGCGCCATTCGGCGTAATCATGTAGTAGTTAACGAACCGCTGCTCGCGCTCGCTCAAAGGCTTGTCTTCTGGCGCGACCTTCGCTTTGCTCTTTTTAGCCGGTGCTTTTGCCATCAGATCGCCCTTACTGCCACATCATTTCCCGGCGACCTTGCGCCACACCCACTTGACCGGCAACAGCACGGCGCCGAGCAACACTTGGCCAATCAGCTTGATCACGCTCCATGTCGTGCTTAGCCCGTCCATTATTCCCGCCCACACTTCTCGCATTTGAACGAGCAGCTACCATGGACAGACCAATTGAACGCATGGCTGTTGCGATGGAAGAGCCAGCACCAAATGCTTTTGATGAACTTCGCCATATCGCCTCGCAAATGAAAACGGCGGGACGCTCTCACGTCACCGCCGCTGGTTTGCAACCCCACAGTGGAACTATGGGTCGTTGCTGGCCCCACATCATGCGGGGCTGTGTTGCCCGGTTGAGGACGGGCAATTAGAAAGCTGCGATACGCTTGCCGAGAATATCGGAATACACGGACATTACGGCGCACTGCATATCAAGCCGCACACGTTCCGCTGCATCAAGGCCGCTGAAAACGTCGGTGTCGAAGAAGGCGCGAAGCTTGTTGATTTTCTCGTCAAGCTCGGACTTCTCGTCCACTACGCGCTGTTGGTGAGGTTCAAAATCTGCCATTTTTCACTCCGGCCAAAGAAAAACCCGCGCCGAACTTAATCGGGCGGGTTCATTATCACCCCAACAACAGACTGAACTGCAGAAGTCTTGTTGTCGCCTTGTACTCAAGTGCGGATATGCGCGTCACTCAAACATTAGGTTGAGGCTAAGCGTCCGGGGCGCCTGAATAAAGGGCTGGCGCTGTTTGTTTCACCGTTTCCGGGTATCCCGTTGCCAGCCGGAAAAGTCCTACTTGCCGGGTTGTGCCCGGTTTCAGACTTTGAAGTTCGTGCGGGAAAAGCTCCCGCAATAGAATAAACCCGCTGGTGCGCATCGTTGAGAGGCGTGCGGGTTCTGGTCGTCGTGGCGCCCGGTTTCCCAAGGCGCAATCTTCAAATCTTGCCGCAAAGCGTACGCCTGCGGTGACCGTAAGTCAAGCGTTTGGTGCCCATCAAACCACCCTCGCCACTTCATTCAACCACATCCGAAGATACCCCATTCCGATCAGATTGTCGCTGCTTGTGGCTTTGCCGGTTAATCTGGCAACAACCTTGGCCGGGGCTTCACCGTCGATAACAACCGCCTCAAGGAACACGATGCCAGCCCTGCCGACCGTGCTGCTGATTTTGTGATAATGTGCGCGAGCGTCAAGCTGGGCGTCGTTCATGCCCGTAGAATTTTTGGTTGATGCCCCGCCGATGGCATTAATCGCCAGCACTTCGGGATCAATCGCCGACCTGATCCCGTCGGTCTTGGCGCACAGAGCAAACGCCATCTCGAAATCGTGAGCCGTGGCGACATGCTCCTTTGTCAGATTTCCACGCTTGAATTGCTCCGCGATCCAATCACGGCCACTGGCCCGCCACGCCATTTGGTTAATACCGCCTTCAATCGGGATAACAGTCCGACTGACACGGCTCTGCGTCATGCGCTCCGGCGTTGGCCGTGTGCCCTGCGCAAGATCGTGGGCTGCTCGTTTTGCTCGCTTGGTCGCCATGTCTGCTCCTGCTCCAAACCTTAAAATTCAGATATCGACGCTAGGTCGGTTTATTTGCCCGTGTGGTGCGCTTGATGGCTTTTATACCTCGCTGTAGCCTGATCATCGTTAGAGTGGCTTGACTGTAGATAAAACCCATTGCATTGCGCCGCAAAATTCCGATACTTCTTTGCATCACTGCCATCCCATCCATTTGAGCAAATCCCATGCGTAGAAGAACAGCGCCCCAAAGAACGCCAATGCGCCAACGTTTCGCAGCGTCATATGCCGGTTGATTTTCTGAAACATCACTGCCCTGACCTCCATATCTTGGCCAAATTGCGATGAAGATCGGAAACCTCATCAGTGAATTCCTTGCGCCACACCTCGCCAACCGCTTCACGGATGGCAAAGATGGAACCCCAGAATGCGATCATCACTAGCAACGCAAGCGCGATAGGAACGGTCAGCACGTACAGGGCAACGATACAGGCGCGGCGAAGGTGGATGTTTTTGACGTTGGCTACACGCATCACTCACCCCCACATTCAGCACAGTGGCAGACGACAACACGCGGGTTGGTGGCGCGCAGGCAGTTGCCGGGCTGGAATAAACGGGCGGTTTCTAGGTCGTCGTCCGCGATAGCTTTGATTTTGATGCCGTTGTACGGTGATTGCTGGCCATCGCGCACGTCCATCATCTGACGGGTCTCAAACATCGGATGTCCGCAATCAGGTTCATGGTTTGCCTTCCAGTCCCGATAGTTGAACGCATCGAACTCGATCTGATGACGGCAGGTGTCGCAGTACCATGAGCGCGATCCGTGATTGAACCAATTCGCGGGTTCATGTTGGCACAGTTGCCGGTTGCATGCCCCGCCCTCATGGCCCTTGTTCGGTTTGTCCGGCCCGTTGTAATCGCCGTATGCCATCACGCACCGCCTTTCAGGGCTTGCTCGGCATGGTAAAGCCATTCCTCGTGCCAGCGATGAGCCGGGATATCGTCGTGCCCGCCAAGTTCCGGGCTGTCGATATTCCCGTCTTGGATTGCCGTGATCATCTCTGTCAGCGATTTCCGTAACCGCTCGATCTCGGCGGCTTGGGTTTTGATGTGGTTCTCAACCGCCCAAACAGCGGCCTGCGCCATCAGCATGTTGAAGTTATAAGCGGCGTCACCGTTGCCATCGTTGGCGGCTTTGGCTTCGTCAAACGTGACTTCATCGACGTTGCATTCCCAAATTGCACGGGCAACATCTTCGGTCACGGATGCTGAGATATTCGCTTTACTGCGCAAGCCTTCAAGCTCGGCAAGGATGGTGCGGATATTGTCTGCCTTGAGGTGCAACACGCAATTGTGGTCGTTGACCAAGGATGCGATATTTTCTTGCGATCCCTCGGCCCGCTTGTTGCGGAGGTCAAGAAATGCCTCAACCCGCTTCACTGCGTCATCAGCTTTGGTCATTTTGGGTTCCTTTCATCGGCCACACCACCCGGAGCTGCATACGCTCACGGGGAACAAATCATCACTTGAGCCTTTGGCATGTTCCACAACAGCCCGAATACCAACCGCGCCACCATGCCGGGCTGGGCTGTACATCACGCGCGGATTGCCTTTGCTGTTCGTGCCCGCATCCGTCTCTATGCGCTCTATTTCGGCAATACAGCTTTCTTCGAGGTGTTTTATCTCTTGCTGCTGCGCATTGACGCAGGGAGAACATTCCTTGGATCGGTACGGCAAAACCGGAAGTGGCGTTTTGTCGATCAGAGCGTTGCGCATCTGCTCGGTATGGCGCACCAATGGCGCATACAGGCTTCTGCCACCGTGGCTGGGACTTTCCTCAATCCATTCCGGGGCATCACGTCGGTTAACGCTTTCTTCTCGACGGATACCAAGCAGGCAAATCACATCTCCATCGGGATCATGCAGATCAAGCCATTTCAGGGCAGGTTCGACTTTAAGCGCGGCAGTACACCATTGGAACTTAGGGCCACCGGCACGCGGCCAAGCCTTCTTGCGCTTAACCAGCGCTTCCATGCCTTCGCTCTTGATCCGATGTGGCGTAAAACCAAGTTCACGAACCCATTGCTCCGCGATCTGTACGCGGGATTCCCAGAACCCAGCTGCCCAACCAGTATCAGAATACGCGACATGAACATCTTTCAAGCCCTGCTCATACGCCCACTGGATCAAGGCCACGCTGTCATTTCCGTAGGAGGCGAAAATCACATGTTGCATCACACATCCTCTGGTTATCTCAGCCCCCATGGGGTTATTTTGGGTGGGTTTGGTCATGCCACAGCACCCCCGACGTGGAACTGCTGACCCTTCTCAAACTCGTCCTTCGGCATCTTCTTCACATCCAGCTTTGCCCCGAAACCTGTGTCGGTCTGGCGCTTGAACCAGTCCATAGCACGGCCAGGTACTTCGATCTCGATACGTCCCAGCTCACGGCCACGATTGAACAGGCGACGTGCCTCTCTGAGGTCTTCCCCCGGTGGCGTCCAAGCCATGTATCCCGTTGCGATCCGGTCTGATGTCATTTGAAACGGTTGTCTGGTGCGGGATGCAACGACACCTTGAGCCATCACCCATGCCGCTGCGCTGAGATACTGGCGAAGTGCCGCCTTACCGGCTGCGGTCTTGATCTGATCAAACAGCGCCTTTGACCCTGCGATCACATTTGATCGGTTGTTGTCAGCGATCTGACGGGCCATGTCGTAAGGATGCGCATCCCTAACCGCGTCTTTGGTCGGCCCTTGTGCCGGTCGCAGCTTGTCGTATTCCAGCTTGATCCGGTTGACCGATACATCCGACCTGCGAGATTCGGTTTCAATCAGGTTTGTTACAGCCTTGTTGAGGATGTGTGGATCAAGGCCATCAAGCCTGTTTTCAAACTCCATCCGCTGTTCGTCGGTCATTGGGAACTGCGGCCAGCCATTGTTGAGACGCTTGACGCAGGTGACAATCTTCGGGTTAACCGGCATTGGTCTTCTCCTCGGGGTCTGGTTCGCGCAGCGCGTCAAGCTCGGCCTGATATGCTTCTCTGCGGCGTTGCTCTTCGTCGGCCTTTTCACGGGCCCGGTCATTGGGGAATGTTTGCAGGTTCGAACGTGGTCCGTTGCGCAAGATGCCTGCGACGTAGCGCACAGGATTACCCGGCGCTGACACCGATGCCGTGGCTATCGCGTCACGAACCTGCTTTGCGGGATATTCCTTGAGCCAGTCTGAGACATGACCTTCGGCTTGCGTTTCGGTCAGGCCGCGAGACAGGAACCACCTGAAACCATCTTCCCTGATCCAAATAAAATCTTCATCCCGCGCCTGCGCGTCAGAGAGAGATGATAGTTTACTATTATCTCTCTCTTCTGGCTTCTGGCTTCTGGCTTCTGGCTTCTGGGTCTTATCCTGACCCTTAAAGGTGGTGTTATCCTGTAGGTTATCCGACGACGGAGTTTTCTTTTGTTTTCCGTTACTTGACAGTTTCGGATTTCCACCGTTTTTCCCGTTTTTTTGTGCAGTTTTCGACTTCTTTTCATCACGAAGGATGCGACGTGAGTAAATGCACCCTTTGCCGTCGCGGCTGAAAACGCCCATCGTTTCGAGTTCGCCAATCAGGTTGGTGATCTCTTCGAGGGGTGTTCCAGACAGCGTAGCTAGTTGTGCCTCTGTCACGTCGCGGCCTTTGATGGTCAGATATCCGCGTGGTGTTGCTTCGTGCATGATGCACAGCATTTCCACCCACAGCCCACGAGCTGCGAGGGAACATACCCGCAAGGCCGGATCGGCCCGCCAGTCTGAAGGATAGAACTTCATCCAAGGGTTAGAGACTTTGCTCATTATTCAGCAGCCTCAGGCGCATCAAGAAAATCAAACAGAGATGGCATCCCGCGCTGTTTTTCCGCAGCATTCAGGTAATGAACACCATCGAGGAAATAGGCCTTGTTCAGTTCCGAGGCCTGCCCACGGCGCCCCTTGAGGATCGCACGATAAGGCACCGTCATCAGCCCGCCGAACGGGTCATAGACCAGATCATCCGGATTGCTGTACCGGTCGATCAGACGATCCACGATATCGAACTGCAGCGGACAGACATGCTGTTCAACGGCCCGCTTGGCTTGATCGCCGTTAAGGGTTCGCATCCGGTTGATGTCATGCCAGACCTGATCGGACCAACTGCCTGGTGCCAAGGCCATGAAAGATGACGGCAGCGCCATGCGCTCCTGCAATCCTTCACCGATTTTGACATGGAACTCGTAGTCATAGGTCTCCTGCAGGGACATCTTGGTGAAGGCCGATGCCAACCGGGCCGGACCAAGGGCAGCAAGCTCGTCTGCCGCCATCATTCGGTTGCCGGAACTGCGCCAGAAGGCGTGAGCATCGATCTGCCATTTGGCCAGACTGTAATCTTCCTTGGACTTGACCACCGGGACATCAGCATAGCTCTTGGCGCGATCGGTCTGCGGTTTCCGGAACAGCAACACATATTCGGGGCAGCCTTGCCCCATCTTGGTTCCATCCTTGCGCATCTCGGTGTAACCGAGCCGATAGGTCTGGTTGTTCTCGCGGACCACATCGGTCAGGATGATATGCATGCCCAGATAATCGAAGCCGTGCTGCATGAAATGGAATATCGCCTCGGCATGGAACGGGGAAATCGTTGGCACCCCTTTGCCGGTGACGTTGCCAAACATCACCCGGTCCTTGACATGGATGCAGGCCAGCCGACCGGGCTGCAGGATCCTGAGCAATTCCGGAGTTAGGAATCCCATCTGACCCCAGAAATGGTCGTTGCCGTCGGTGTGGCCGAAATCGTTATAGCTCGGTGTATATTCGTAGTGATTTGAAAACGGGATCGACGATATGATCAGCCCGGCATGGTTGTCTGGTTGACGCTTGGCTTCCTCGACGCAATCGGCATTGGCAACCGTGAAGTGTTCGCCGCTGACCTCGATACGCTCCACCCCGATGCTGCGCGCCAGCGCCTCATGCATTTTGATGTTGCCAAGGCCGTATTTCTTGATGATTTCGATCATTTTCTGCACCGTCTCTTCGTGCTGTGTCCATTTCGCCTGCAGGTCGCGCAAGACCTCGCGCTCGGCTTCGGTATGGACGATGTGAATCACGACCTCATCTGGCTGCAGGAAGCGATAGATCCGGTGGATCGCCTGGATGAAATCATTGAACTTAAAACCGATCCCGGCGAAGACGGCGCGGGCACAGTTACGCTGGAAATTGCAGCCCGACCCACACAGAACGGGCTTTGTTGACAGCTTTGTGATCTTGCCGTCACCAAACTTCATAACCGCGGCTTCGCGGGCATCGATATCCTGCGATCCATAAACCGACACCACACCCGGAATAGCGGCTTCGATGGCATGACGTTCGGCTTCGAGGTCGTGCCAGATCAGCCAGTGCAAATCGGGTTCGGCGCCAACGATTTCCGCTGTTTTGGCGATGCGCTGCGGGATACTGTCGCGTTTCTCGCGTGACGCACCGGCAATCCCCATGGCATTATCCCGGAACATCAGGCCCTGGCCATCGCGTTCGAAACCCGCTTTGTCATGATCGGTCGGGATTTCGTGATAGATCACGCGCAGGGGCGGCAGATCATACCCATCATCGGGATAACCCAGATCACTGGGCTTGGTGATGTACACAGCCCAGCTCGACACCCAGAACCAGAATTCGCCTTCCTTGTGCGGATAAAGTGTCAGATCATTGGCTTTCTCGGAGTTGCGCGAGAAAAACCGGGTAAGGGATTGCCCGGTATCCATGACGCCAAGGAATCCGGCGTAATGGATCAGTTCCTTGTGCCGGTTCGGGTTCGGTGTTGCTGTCGCAACAAACCGATAGGCGACCTTGTTAAACAGGGTCAGGAACGTCTGGTAGGTCTTCGATCCGAACGAGCGTAAAACGCTGGCCTCGTCAAGACTGGCACACAGGAAATCATTGGGATCGATCCGGCCGTCACGTACCGTTTCATAATTGGTAAGGTAAAGACCCCTGTCGCCGGCTTGATCAATGGAGCGAATGAAATCGATATCAATAAACCGTTTCGCCAGATCCTGATCCATCCAGCGCTGTAGTTCTATGCGTTGGCCATCACTGAAAGAAGGATCCTCGCCGGTATTGAGCTTGCAGGCATCCTTCATAAATTCCTGTCGCACCCCAAGCGGGCAGATGATCAGGCCGCGACCATTGAACCGGCCGGTGATTATGCGCAGGATCTCAAGCTGGATGAAGGACTTTCCAAGACCAAACGCAGCAAAAACCGCACGGCGACCGCCGCGCACCGCCCAGATCACGATATCACGCTGATGGGGCAACAGCAGCGGGTTGACCTCCCATGGCTCGACCTCAAACCCGGTGAAGTCAGCCAGCTTGATCTTGCTTTTGAGGAAATCGGTATATTCCATCACATCCCCCGCTTCTGGCGTCTGAGAAACCCGGCACGTTCTTCCGGGGTGGCGGCACGGCCAAGGGTGCGCTGATCCTCGGGCAAAGACCGGTGCATCATGATCAGGCGCATGACCTCAAGGCAATCCCCGAGATACAGCGTGCAATTACCTATGGTTTTTGACGGAGTCACTGCGGCAACTCCACACCGGCATCTTCCAGGAACTTCATCGCCGGATATGGAAAGCCATTCAGGAAGCACACCCCATCCCGCACTTCTGCGGTCATGCCGGGCATTTCGTCGAGAATACGGGCCGCGATGTAATAAGGGTGCTTACCGGTGTCGATATTCACGCTCATCGACTTCACTTTTTCTACCTGATGGTGGGCCTCGGTCTCTTTTTTCTGGACCCTCTTGTTGTGGCAGTGGGCAGGAGGGAATTTTATGCCATTCCGGGCGATAGCGATGATTGCACCGTTGCGGCTAATGTTGAACCGCTTAGCAACCAACTGGAGAATATCATCGCGCTCCGTGCCTTCATCCAGAAGGCTGTTCACCATACGGACAAGGTTCTTGCGCTGCTCATCTGTTAACCGCTTTGGCTTCCCCGGCTTCGTGCTGATGCGCTTTTCCCGGCCAAGATTCAGGCCAAGGTAAGTTTTAAGCGCCCATTTAACACTTTGCGGGGATCGGCCGATTTTTGGCCCAATGTGATCCGCCAAAGGCTGACCGACATATCCTTGCGCAACCGCTTCTGCGTGAACCTTACGAAGTTCTTCGATTTCGTCTTTAAACCAGCTCGCCATCTGCCTGCTCCTTTTCGGCTATTTTCTTTTTCAGTGTGTCGAAGGTTTCTTGCGTGCAGTAGATATCTGAGCCGATCTGATGCACCTGTCCTGCGCTTGGCGCCGCCGGGTTCTCGACGTATTTTTTTTTGAGCATCGGCCTCCAAGGAAGAGAGAAAAACCTCTCCCGGATGGATCTCTCAACGCTCACCACTTTGGGGATAACGTGAATGGTAAACCCTCCGATCATTATGCCTGCTCCCCTTTGGTTTCCGCGATCAAAGCGGCAAGGTTGGTTTCACGGACGCGCTTTTCGTATCCGCCTATGTCTTGGGTAATGCGGCGCTTCTTTGCTTCTTCAAGCTGTGCGCGGACGAAAAGCCATTCGTCGTCCGGTGTGAAATCTGTGGTCATTTGATCACTCCCCATGCTTGAAGGGCGGCTTTCATGTCGTCGATGGACTTGACTTCGACCCATGGGCAACCGAGTTCTTCGACATCCTCTTTGAACAGCTTCTGTCCCGGAGTCAGACTTCCATCAGGTGACTTGATCTCGGCAAAGGCGGCGCGGCCAGCAGGTAGAATAAAAACCAGATCGGGAACTCCTGCTCTGACGCCCATTTCCTTGAATCTCTTGCCTTCTGTCTTGGATCGCTTACCGCCGTTCGGCACGTGAAAGAAAACAACGCCCGCAGGCAGAGCCAGAAGCAGGTAGTCAACAACTGCCCGATGTATAATTTCCTCTGGCCTGTTCCTGCGGGTCATAATCAGGCCATTCCCAAAGCGCGTTTATAGACGTCAAGGATCTGTTCCTGTTCGCTGCGCTGGTGGTCTTCGATTTTGCGCAGACGGATGATCTCGCGAAGGATTTTTACGTCATAGCCAAGGGCTTTGGCCTCGCCGTAAACTTCCTTGATATCCGTCATCAGGTTGCTTTTTTCTTCTTCAAGACGCTCGATGCGCTCGACATAACTGGCAAGTTGATCTGCCTGAATTCCGCCGACTTCGGTCATTGGGTCACCTCGCAATATGCGCTAGCAAAGACCGGTATCCGTCCACGCATGCCGGGATGTTCAACCTCAATCGCTCCGGGGTGAACGGCGACAACCTTCGCCGTCCCATCAGATCCGTCAGCCAAGAGGTACTTCGATGCAGGAATCCCTGCTGATTCCATTTTTTCGCGATAGCTGGGCCAGTCCGCATCTTCTCCTCGCGGCCACGACCCCCAGCAATGCTTGACTTTGTTACCGGGGAGGATGTCCGCCCCATTACAGTCCTTGCTCATTTCTCTTTTCCTCAACGGTTTCGGTGTTCATTTTGTTTGCTCGTTTCCGCCAAACTCGGCGGGTGGTGCTGGTGCGGGCCGGATTGATTACCGACCGGTCGGACAAGGACGGACCTATTTTTCATACCGACTAAACCTACTACCGCCGGAGCTGTTCGGTTTTGATCCTAGAAACCACCTCGCGTGGTGGCCGCCGCACCGGGGAGAACTGGAATGCGATTTCCACCAGAGTAAAATCATGGGAAGCATCACCGCCGTAATGCGCTTTATCCAGTTCTCGCCGCTAAGGCGGTGCCGGTGCCTCAAAGGGGGATTATTGGCACCGGCAAGAGGTCAGTTGTTGCAGGCATTACCCTGCGCGGTTCATGGTTAGTCTCCACCATTGGGTTTCATGTGATCCTCCATAAGTGCCCGTCTCATGGCGCAATCCTCGGCCTACGGGCTGGTACCCCAAATGCCCGCCCCAATCTTCAAATCGGGGTCGGGCTTGTGTTTGGTCTGCCTATTCACCAGACCGGCACCATAGGTCGGCGGTGAAGGCGGGTTTCTTCGTTCGGAGGGTCAGAACCGTGCATGGTGGCCTCCTTGGTTGGGGTTATTCAGCAGGCTCATAGGTATTTTCGAAGATGTCCGGCTTGCAGGGGTAGATTTCGCCGTTCACGCCTTGAATGATCCAGTCGTTCCAAGACACAAGATGGTTGCCTTCAAGGGTGACAATTTCCAAAAGGTCCGGCAGTTCTTCAGCGTTGTCTTTCCGCTGCAAAGTGCCCGTCTCATCGTTGTTTCCATTCCAAGCCTTGTGAAGCCACGCAGGCCATTCCGAGTTATCCATCCGACGTTCAACCGTCATCTGAAACGCCTCAATCACAACCGGTTTTTTCCGAAATTTCGCCATCAGCTTGCTTCCTTCTTGTTCATCAGGGTTAACCCGCCGACCGTTTGTCGATGGCCATGCGGACGATAGAATTGGGCCGCGCCGCTTCGATGGACTTCTCCATCTGATCAAGCGTCTCGCGCATCTCGGCAACCGAGGCCAACATCTGATCGGCTTCCCGGCTGGTGATATCTTCGCCACCATCCCCGTTCGGGCATTTCGCCGCCCGCCACGCATCAAGCATCAGGGCCGCGTTCTGGATGGCGTCATGGGTGCATTCCAAGATATTGCCGCCCGTATTGGTGACCGGGGTGATTCCGAAGTCTTCACAGGCCCGTTCCTTCATTTTCGTCAGATACGGGATAAAGACCGGATCGCGACCTGCTGCCATCAGCGCGGCATCAAGTGACGGAATATGGATTGCACTCAGATTGTGGGGGTGGTTCGGGTTCGCGGCCTTGATCAGAACGTCAAGGCTAACACCCGAGATTTCCTCGACGCGCTCCGGGCGGTGCTGAATTACTTTCGAGAACAACAGATGTTCAAGCGTTCCGGGTTGGCGATGCACGGTCATTCCATTTTGCTCCTGCTTTAAGGAACTGAAAGTATTGTTCCTCTGTGCTTTTATCTGCGTGTCAGGTCTGCTCCCTGACTGTTCTGCTCTGCTCAAAAAGGGCCGGGCTTTGGGTTGAGGGACGACAAGCCCCGGCCTAGTTAAACAGGGAGGATTCACGTCTGGAGAGACGTAGGGTCTGGGTAGTCTCGGACCCTTGCCACTTAACGGAGTGGCCCCGATGCCCGACGCAGGGGTAGCGCCGGGAATGCTTTAGGCGGCTGGCTTTTCGAACCGCTCGGCCTTTGCTCTTTCCCATTCATCCTGGTCAGAGAACACAGCCTGAAACTTTTCGTAGGCTCCGGTAGAGCAATCGCCGCCATCTTCAAGGCGCTTGAAGAATCCGCCGTGGTTCATCACCACACGGGCAAGGTGCGATTTCGCAATACCCTGCGCCGAGCAAAACGCCTCGGCATCTTCCATAAGCTTTTCACGGAGAGTTTTTGTTTCGTCTGTCACCACGGGATTTCCTTAAAAGCGATTTATCCAGTTGATAACCCCAAAATGTGGGAACTTAACCACAATGTCAATGGTAAAAATACCACATGCAAAACAACATCCGTTGTGGGATATTGCCCACATGGAAGAAAACCCTCTGTTCACGCGGATTAAGTCCCGCCTCGACAAGCTAAATTTGTCGTCCAACGCTGCCAGCGAAAAGGCGGGACTGGACAGGACATTCATTAAGCAGATCGAGTACGGTAAAAAGAAAGGGATGCGATCAGACAGCGCGTCCCGCCTTGCGCGCGTCCTGCAATGTGACGTGGGGTGGCTCATGAGCGGCGAAGGGGATTCGCCCCCTACCCTTGCAGACAGCAGCGAGACAGTTCACCCAAACGCTAAGATGCCTCCCTCCAGCGTCGATTTTGTTGTCGGGCCTAGAGACCTTCCCATTAGAGGAAACGCGCGCGGCGGCGCCGACGCATTCTTTCTCGATAATGGGGATATACAGGGGATGGCTTACAGACCAGGGGCGCTCGTTGGCGTGAAAAATGCGTTTGCCTGCTATATGACAGGGGATTCTATGGAGCCTCGTTATGAATCAGGGGATTTGCTTTATGTGAACCCAATAAAACCTATCAGACCAAGAGACTATGTGCTTTTAGAGCTCGATGACCATCAAGCATACGTTAAACGGTTGGTGCGCAGAACTGCCGACAAAATCATCGTTGAGCAGTTCAATCCCAAAAAAGAAATCCACTACGACGCAGGGCGCATCCTTCATATATATCGCGTCGTCGGACAGATAACCGAATAAAAATCAACGCCACCATCTAGCGCCAACCCGCCCACGAGGCGGGTTTTTCTTTGCCTAAATCACGAAAACCACATTTATGGTATTTTTCCCACATTTATGCTTGACGTGGTAAAATAACCACATTACTTTGACCACACCAAAACGGCGAACACCCCATTCAACAGTTCGCTTATCGGTCATTTATTTGAACAGCGGTGTGGCAGGCATGAAAAAGACAGCAATCATCACGCTTAGCCTTGCCTTTCTGGTGCTTGCCCCGACGGCAACCGCCCTGTTCTCGAAACTGTTTTGAGTGAGGTGGGTTATGAGTGAAGTTTCCTTAAATACGATCCGGCTTCAATTTAAAGACGCATTAGTTGGCCTTGATCTTGTCAACATTAAAGAGCGCTTAGCAGCCTCCGCCTCGGAAAACCCTTTATTTACAGACGTGCACGGGAACAGCGTAATTCCGCGTTCTGGCGACTATGTCTTGGCGAGCGATATCGAAAACGAAGACCAGCATGAAATGCTCATCGATGCATTCTTTTGTGCCGGATGCTCCATCAATGAACGTCTGGTGACATACCCTATTCGTAAAAAACATTACGAATGGTGGGCGAAGCAAGATTTGCTTGTTGCTGCAACGTATATGCCCGATGCCACCCGGCGTATCATTCCGGGAAGTCGCTTCACAAAAGCAGCCATCGCCAAAGCCGAAGGCGGTGCGTCATGAGCACCTACCATTGCAGCACCATCGATATCCCGGTTCGTGACGATCTCGTGATTCCCGGTATCGATTACCAATGCGACATCAGCGTTGACCGCAACGGCGATCCTGTTCTCGAAAATGTCGAAGTCAGCCTGTTCAGCACAGTGCGCATGAACTGCTTTGAGTGGGTCGCGCCACCACCTGAAATGCGCGCCCTGATCGATGCCGACGTTCTCAAGGAATATCGCAAGGGCAACATCGACATGGACGCGGAAGACGTGCGCGAACTTCGCGCCGCCGACCACCTCACCGAAAACCACGCCCGCTGGCTGCACCAGCACGTTTAACCCTGAACAGAGCCGGTCGGTGGACGGTTTTATTGAGTGTTAACCCAAAAGGACAAACAGATGACCCAATATATCAATGTAGATGGAAAGCGGATGTCCATCGAAGAATTTCAGAAATCCGACAACCTCAGTGTTGGTGGCTCCCTCGACCTTGAGGGCACCCAGATCACGGCACTTCCCGACAACCTCAGTGTTGGTGGCTCCCTCTACCTTCGGGGCACCCAGATCACGGCACTTCCCGAC